TAACACCAGCACCGTCTCTAGCAACATATCCTAAACCGTTTTGAGTACGAGGTGTAAAACCAAAACAAAGTACGTAGGTATATAATGAATCGGTATCAAGTACTCTTCTATCTGCAAGTACACAACCGCCACCACGACCAACAGCTCTGTTAGGGAAATCATCAATTCCGATAGAAGCAATTGTTGCTGTACCACCAGATTCAGAAGTTATTGTATCACCAACCGCAAATCCTTGACCATTCTTGAGGTTACGAACTCGAATTGTATTTGAAGTATTTACATCACCAGGTACTACACCTTTCTTTGCATCTAATTTATCATCCCAAGATAGGAAACCAATAGCACCAGATGAGAATACAACTTCATCATCAATATTCCATAAGCTTAGTAAAGGATCACTGCTGTTTCCTGTAACTCCCGATAGTACAAATGTTTGACCAAGGTCAGCAAGAGTACCTTTTGAGTTATAAGGATTAAGAGGTGGTTCAACATCTTGACGTAAGAAGTTAGATAACTGAGTACTATCTCTTAAGTAAGGTGAACGTAATAGTTTAGCACCAGGTCGATAAGCAATTGCGAAACCACCTTCTGGGAAGTCAAAGTTATCAACTTTAAAGTTCTGATAACCAAATCCTTGAACGTAACCACCAGAACCAACTAAGATTCCGTTATTGTTTTCGTAGCCAGGTAGCATTTCAATAACTGTTGCGTACTGACCTGCAGTTGAAGTACAAGAACAGTCATCAGGCAACATCAAGTTACCTTTTGTATAATAAGTACCAGGACCTACTGAAATATGAACAGCGTTGTTAATTGCGTTACGATTTAATTCGCCGCCTGCTTTTTCTAAACAAAGTTCAAATGCTCTTTCCAGTGTTCTTACTGGTTGCATCATTGTTCCTGGGTTATCATCGTCACCAGAACCGGCATCTACATTAACTTTAAGTGCCTGTGCTGTTTTCTTTGATACTTCAGAGAATAGTTGTCCGAAGTTTATTTGTTCTGTATCGCCTGTCTTTTCGTTACGAATTGCGAAGTAACTTTCATCATCGATTGGTGCCTCAAACTCTTTGCTGAGATTCATATCGAAGTCGACAAGTTGAGATTTATCAACTATGCCTGTAAAGGTTGATCCTGTTATTGTACCATTATCGAACGATGATCCGTTTGCACTTAAGCCTTCAGCAGTTGAACTACCAATTGACATGTTAGTGGCAACAACATTATTCATCGTACCAGTGTATGTACTGCCACTTATGACACTGTCTGTAATAGTTGAATCATCAATCGTTGAATTGGTCAGGACAACGTTATTGCCTGTACCGTCATTAAATTCAGATTGTGTTATGACAATATTATTAGCAGTAGAATCTGTAATGACACCAGCAGAGTAATCAGAATTAATGATTGTTGCATTATCAATATCACCGTCTGTATAGGTGGCATTAGTAATGTCGGTATTATCCATCGTACCATTAAGAATGGCAGTAGCATCAATCTGGCCTGCATTAAACTCTGAGGCGGTGATGATAGTATTATTTGCTGTAGAATTTGTAATTGATGAGTTATCAATCGTTGAATTGGTCAGGACAACATTATTGCCTGTACCTTCATTGAATTCTGAACTTGTTATGACAACGTTGTTAGCAACACTATCAAATAATCTTGAAGACGTAATCGTTACGTTATTGGCAACACTATCGTTTAGCGCTGAACTCGTAATGACAAAGTTATTAGCAGTTCCGTCAAGCAAAGTAGTATTGGTAAAGATATTATTATTACCAGTACCTTCTGAGAAATCAGAGAACGTAATTGTTACGTTATTTGCTGTACTGTCAAATATCTCGCCAACACTAAACGTTGAGGAAGAGATGGTAATATTGTTAGCAACCGAGTCGGTCATTACCGTATCTTTGATTGTACCACGGACAAAGTTAGTATCTTCGATTTCAGAATTATCTATATCAACGTTGTCTAGACGCGAATCAGACATTCTCACACCAGAGATAGTTCCTCCAGTGATCGTTATTCTAGAAAAGATTTCATATTGAATTGCTTCAACTAATTCTTGTCTAGTTATATTACTTGTACCGTCGTCACCTTGGACTAGATTAACAATAACGAACAGGTCTTCTGTTCTAGTATTGGCACCTGTAATCGGAGGTAGTTCTGAAATTTTTGCCATCTTTAGTCTTTTCCTTGTGGTATTACCTTATTATTTATAAGACCAATACATCAATTACTCTTTGTTTATAAGCTTGTTTTCTAAAACATTTACCTTTTCACTCAAATCTTTTATTGCATTTATCAGCAACGGCACCAATTGTTGGTATCTTACTGCTTTGTAAGTACCATCTTCCATTTCAATATCATAAACTACTTCAGGAACTAACTCTTCAATCTCCTGAGCAATAACACCAGGATGTGTATCCTGAGGTCTGTTTTTATAGTTAAAGGTATATGTCTTTATTTGTTCTATCGTTTCCAATCCTTTATCGAGAGGAACAATATTTTCTTTTAATCTTTCGTCTGAGAAGGATCCGTTTGTTGTTACGTCACCAACAAATACTGCACTTCCTGTGTCTCCATCAATTTGGGCTTTAATAGTTGATCCGCCCGAGAAGAATGTTGTTGTGTTCTCGCTAACGTCATGATGATAAGTTTTATTACCACCGTTAGAAACATAATTATATGAATCACCAAAAGTATAGATTGCACTATACACATTCATGTTTGATGCAAAATCAACTAACTGTGTGTTAGTACCACCGACGTATCTAGCAATTCTTAAATAACCTTGACCACCTGAAGCTCTGCCTTCTATATAGCCATAGTTATTAGCGTCAACATAACCGCCTGTTCCAATAAACTTATTACCTTTATAAGTATCTAGTTCACCGTCTCCATCAAATGATATAACGCCTGTGGCAGAAAGGTTAATACCGTCTCCACCAGAAAACGCAGCTCTTGCTCTTGCGGTTGTATGATAAAGATTTGTTGAACCTTCTGATACATCGTCAGTGCTTAAACCTGCTCCGCCTGCACCAATTGTTAAACTGCCAACTGTTAATGAACCAATTACAACTGCATCAGGAACTGTTAATGTGCCTGCTGTTGATAATGAAAACTTATTAGGAGTAACACCTGTATTAATAATAAAGTTACCAGGACTTGAATTTTCTAATCCTACGTCCCAAGATAAAGTACCGTTGCTGTATCGTGTTTGTGCACCAGCACTATTTAAGAAAGTTGTTGTTAATTGAGCAGCACCTGTAACTTGAAAAGCACCGTTAACATTAACCGGAGAACCACCTGTGACTGCTTCAATTGTATTAGTACTTATCTTTGTAGAACCAATTACATTAGCTGCCGTAAAGTTTCCAGTAATTGTTGCACTACCTGTGGTTGTACTACCAGCAGGCGCTGCCGTCACCACATTAGAAGCTAATAAGTCAACTATATCGTTTGTCTTGTTAAACCAATTTTGGAAGGTTTGCGAAGTTGTTATATTACCTAGATCCTGAGCCATTTATTTTTCTTCCAGTTTTTCTATTCTTTGGTAAATATCAAGAATACTCTTTTTAATATCCACTAAGTCATTTTGTATTCGGTCTACTTTGCGATAATAGTTCCGTTCTATTTTATATTTATTGAGAGCGGCAGCATCAGTACTAAGAATTGCGCCATTTGTCTTATCTCTATTAATATTCATTGTGATTCCTATAATTCCTATGTCAACGCTAGACCGCGGTAATCTTTTAATGTCGGTGCGTTATGTATGTTTGGAGATAGTAAATCAATACGAATTTGGAATCTCTTGAATCCTTCAAACACGCCGCTTTGCGATGTATAAGTTAGAGGTCCGCTTTCAACAGCACCAGTTTTATTTGCATCTTTAATTTTATATTTAAATTCTCTATAATCACGTAGGTTTGATATTGTAGAATAAGATCCTACTCCTTCAAACTTTTCTAATTCAGTCCATGATAATCTATCGAAATCATCGAAGTCATATTGATTCTGAGCTTTAATATAAACTTTAATATCTGTTCCTGCTGGACGATATGCAGAAAGGATTAAGTTGAAATCTTCAGCATCAAGATCTTCTGCCAACTCAATTTTCTTACTGATATATTTTGCAGTTGTATCAGCGACATTTGTAATCTTATATTGATAAGCAATAAGTTTAGATGCTTCAATATCAAGGAACGGAGTAGATGTTACGTTACTTCCATTAGTCATTGTTATATCTATTGTGAATGCTTTTGTTCCAGTTGGATCGTTTGATTTACTATAAAGAATAACACCTTTCTCTGCAAAGTGGTTGTTATCATTAAACTGCATTGGCTTCAAGTAAGTAGATGATGTATCAGAAGGAGGTACAAAAGTTCCTGCCAACGTAGTTCTTGACGTTGAATCGTTTGCCTTCATAATCATAGGTTGGATATAACTTAAATTGATATCGTTAATAGCAGAAACATTTGCTGTTGAAGTACTATCAAGACCAACTATATTTGCACCTACGTTAAATTGTTTTGAGGCAGTTGCAGAAGAATGCGCAATATGGCATTCGTAAGGATTTCTTTGAACATCATATAGATCCAATTCACCAGCAACGACAGGCATATGAGTACCTGCTCCGCCTTCGTTTGGTGGAGTTTCCAATATAGCCGTAGTACCATTTGTGATTGAAGCAATCTTATGTATTTGTATTTTAGTAGAAGAAGTATTTACAATTCTTATATAATCACCTGCAGCATAAACAGTATCAAGATTTTGTCCACCTGTTATTGTTTTAGAACCTGCGGCAGTAGTAATACCTGTATTGCCAGGAGTAGATAATAATTGATAAACTAATTCGCCTGGTGTAAACCTTCCTGTGATATTACTTAATGACAAGAATTCGTGATTTGCGTTTGTTAATTTAACAGTACCCGTTGAAGAATTAAAGTTATGTCTCTTTATAGTAAATTTAATATCTTCGTCTTGGTATGATTTCCAAGCAGAGTTATTTGTTGAAGTAAATAGAACACCATCACCCCAATCCTGAGTAATAGCAGAACCTTTTGTTGCTCCCGGTGTTAAATCAATTCCACCAACTTTAGAAGTATAAATTAAGTAATTAGGATCTGACGCATCAGGTTGTACTACAATTGCATATTCCTTTTCAACATCTAAACGTACAGGTGCCTCAAAAGAAAACGTAGTTTTCAGCGAAGAATCTTCAGAAGTATTTACATTAGCAGGTAGTTTATGAACATTTGCGAATGGCAAGATTCTGTTTGTAGGATAACCATTTACTACTTCACGTATTTGTAAAGATACTCCGTTTAATGGAGATGTATCATCACCACCAGAACCTGTCTGAGTTGGTTTACGACGGAAGTATACATCAACATCAGATAAGTAAACTGAATTAGAGCCTGCACCCATGCCTTTCTTAACAAAGAATGTTTGCGCAAGTGGATCTCTTCCTCGAATACGTCGAGCAACGTTTCTTGTTGTTACTGTTGTATTTACATCAAAGTTTGGAGATCTTGTTGAAGTTGTTAAACTTGTTTTCTCAACGCTGAAGTTATATGCTCGATATGTAACAAATCCTTTACTTGTTGAAGCAGAGGAAATATTGTCATATACACTTACATCGGCAATTTCTAATACTCTATCACCTACATAGAATGTTTCGGCAGGTAAATGGAACACTGCTCTTAATACACCGTTTGCATCTGTTAGGACTGAAGCTCCTTTATCGCCATACCTACCAACTTCTCCAACTGTATCAGCTGTAATTGATCCTGGCATTACATGAGTATCAACGTTCACTCCATCAAAGAAAAAGTAATGTCTTTGATTAGGTCGTAATCCTGACATATAAACTTTGATATCTCTCGATGCCATATAAGGTTGGAATCTAAAGTCAGAAACAAATTCACCAACGAACGCTTCTGTTGTTCTTGAACTATCAATGTTAATTTCGCTTGATCTTGTTGTGATAGTTGTTACTTCAGTTCCTGCACCTCGACGACCGGCACGACCTGGGTCACCTTGAAAATTTCTAAGTGAAGATGTATCAGTCATAGGTAAGAATGCTTGAATCTCATCAACGAATTCTTGGAAAGGAGTAGTTAAATCAATATCAATAGAAGCAGGATTAACTGTTGTATCGTAAGCAGCATCGTAAGGTGGAGATATAACTCCATCACCTACATACTTATAAAAGTTACTTACACAATTTCTAAAGTTACTTGCATAAGGTTGATTGATTATCTCGACATTAGAATCTCTGCCAACTGTTGCTGCTTTAGCATCAGAAGTAGATGGGAATATCGAAGAACCTGTTGCTGAATCATATACCAAATCTAATGGGAATGTTTTCAACGAAGGAGTTAAAATTTTCTGATTAAATGGTATCGCAGCATTAAACTGTGGATGATTGATTTCTGATAACTGTAAATTGTTAAAAGGATCTACAATAAAACCATTCTTAAATCTATTTAAACCGTTCTCATCTCGTACAACTAAATTATCTGTTTCAGATTCTAATTGATTTAATGAAATATAGTATGCCATGTTATCAATCTTCTTTTCAAGATCGTGCATATCTTTCATTGTGTAATTCTTAATACCTGTTGCTCTTGGCTTAATTCCATAACCAGGTTTACGAAGAATATCAGCTTGTTTCTTAGACAGCGCAGGGTAAGTTGGAACTTCCACGTTTGCGATTGCCAGTTGATCTGTTGTAAGCTTTGGTGGTACAGGATTTTTCTGTTCTTCACCTTTAATGATAACAATCTCACCATAAGAGTCACAAGCAATTGTATCAATTCTTGATAGGTAATGTTCTATACTTGTTTGTAATGATTGTTGTGCAGCAGGAACCAACGCAGCTCCTTTATCACTGAACGATAAAGTATTGAATCCAACTTGTGTTGAAATTGTTGGAGCATTACCTGAATTTGCCAAATAATTTGCAGATGTATCTTTATTCACGTGTGGTCTGAAATCAAAGCAATCTCTTAAGTTATATACTTGTCCTGACTCTGATACGTAAGAAGGAATATCAAACTTGCTTAAAGTATTCGGATAGCTGTTAACTGTAAAGAAGTATTTACCAGTTGAAACGTTTACTTCGAAGCACTGAAGATTAACCGTCATAACACCACTTGGCTCAGGACGACCTTCGATATATTCTACGTAAGATAGATCGTAATAAGTATCTTTCTGATTCTCTTTTAATCTAAAGCTGCTTGTAAAATCTTCTCCTGATGCATTTGTAATACTTACAATTTTAAATACATCTGGGAAACCTAAACTGTATTGTGTTTTAACGTTTGAGTAACTAAACTTAACATAAGTATCACGTAATGTTTTAGCATAAGGTGAGATACCATTCGATGAACCAATCTGTCTTTTATTATAAAATACTTCTACTGAACCACTCAAACTGCTATCACAAATAATATTAAGTTGTGAATTATTTAAAGCAGTAGTAGTGCTTGTAACAGGATATGTTGTTCCTGCCAAGTTAACTCGAATATCGTCGTTAAGACAATTAAAATCTTCACCTGGTCCTGCAGTTAATGTAATTGTACCGGTTGTTGCCGTTCCTGTATTTTGAGCTCTACAAGGAACAAGAGTATTTGATGTTGCGAATGTTCCATTAATACCAGAATCAAAGATTAACGCCTTTCTTCCTGTTTCTTTAATAACAGGTGAACCGATAGAATTTGTTCTTACGGGTACATCACCACTACCATCTGATAATTTGGTAATGTCTTTAATAGCTTGAGCACCACTATATGCAGCAGAGTGAATATAGATTCTTTTGTCTGTTATATTTTGTACTGAGACTGCACCTACCGAAGCACTTGATGATGTTTGGGCATCTGCCGTAGCAAGAATACCTAAATTCAAATAACCTTGCGAAGCGCTTGAAGTATCAATTTCAAAATAGTTTCCATATTCCATTGAAACGTTTTGATTATTAACTGTTTCGGTTTGTCCTATTTGATCTATTTGGAATGAACGTTCACCAGAATTTTCTATTCTATAACCTTTCACATATGCTGTGCCAGGTCCGACGACACATTGTACTTCACTATTGGCAGCACCAGTAGGAATACGATCATCAGTAGTTACTGGGAATGTTTCTAAAATGTAATTACCAGATTCTTCGTATGTACGTCGAGCCATCTCTTCGCCCAATACATTGTATTGAGAAACGTCTCTTACAGTAATTGCATTACCATTTTGATAACGAGCCAATGTAAAGAAGTCTGAATTCTGAGTACCAGCAGAAGTTTCTAATACTGTTAATGTAGGAATAAGTTTTAATCTGTCAGCTCCTGGAGCATTTTCATTCTTAGAACCGTTTGCATTATCGTATAAGCTGTTATCTTGTAGACTATTAATTAAGCTTTCTGATACTAAATAACCAACTGATTTATTATCGGCAACATTACTATATTTTTCAACAACCAATCTTTGTTCTGCTGTAAATATAAAATGGCCTTTTTGAAATACAATACCAGGAGCAGCTTCGATACCGAATGCTCTACCAACATGTGGATTTCCTGCTGAAGGCGCGCCATACACCGCAAGGCCTGTGCTGATAACAATATCAACTGATAATGTTTCGGCAGTTGTTCCTCTTAAGTATTTGAATCTCGTTACAACTAACGCTTCACCAGCTTGGAATTGAGTTTGACCTGCATTACCAATGTTAGTGTAGTTAATAAAGAAAGTATTTAGATTTGGTGGTCTTGTTTGAAAACCTTTAGCGGCTTGAACAATTTCTGCTTTAAGACCAGATGATTGTCCCTTTACTTGATAGACATAGTCAAGCTCTACTTCTTGACCTAGTAATGTTTCAACTGCAGATGTGCTGATATATGACTCTGCGTTAAATCCTGTAGGGCCGTCATTTAGTTTTACATATTGAAGATCATCAAGTTCTGTAAAGTTACATCCCTTTACAATTGAGCCTTCTTTGAATACGTTATCTCCAAATGATTCTACCTGATTTTGAAGTATGCTCTGAAGTTGTGTAAGTTCTCTTGCCTGTATCGCGTATCCAGGCTTGAACATAACTCGATAGAACTGCTTCTCGGCATCATAGTCATCGAAGTATGGTGCTTGGTTTAAGTTTTTATTAATAGGCATCTTTACTTACGTTCCTTAAAATTCCAGTACAAATTTAAATTCTTCTCTTGAGAGGTCGGTTCTTGCTAATGGGAAGAAGTCCTCCATGAAGTACACTTCGCCTGTTCTCTGTTTATAATCCGAATAGATAACATTATCTGCTATAGGATTATTTATTGTTATTCTCTGACCAGTATTTGAGGTAATTGCCAGATTTGGATTAAATGATGTATCTCCATTACCAACCAAGGCATTATTTCTATATGGTCCTACGTATTCTGCTAAAAATACTGTATTTGAAGTTGCATCAATCTCGTGTACTTGAGCACTAAACACAACATCATTATTTACATTAACTTGAGTGATTGTACTATTTGCATTTAATCTTGCGTAATCATCTGTTTTAATCGCAAGTCTATTATCAAAGATATCAGGTTCAGTTGCGGTATTTGCTTGTCCGCTTCTCCATGTTGCTACACCTGACATATCTTTAAATGTTGGGCTTCTTACAATACCAATAGCTCCGTAAGTATTCTTATCTCCGATCTTTGTATTGTCTTCTGCTGTAATGAATGCATACATTGAAAAATGTTTACATCTAAATTCATCTAATAAATTATAAGCATGTCCACCTTTCGGTTCAATAATAGGTTGGATAGTTGCTCTTACATCTGCTGATTCAGTAGCTCCTGGATTAAAATCAATGAGAGGATCTACAACAGACGCAATTGCGTTATTATATCCTGTGCCTTTATTTAAAAGAATGATTTTATTAATACCACCGTTATCAATTTCAGGTATTGCTATTGCTCCATCTCCATCACCGCTTATTTTAACACGTGGGAAGATTTTAATATTTGCGTTAACAGTTGCTGTTGATACCATGAAGTCAGTTAAACCTTTCCATGTACCACCTGATGTATACGCCCCGAAGGCAGCACCATTAAGATCTGTTGTTAATAATGCATCTGTTTTTAATTGAAAAGTATCTGCGTCCACAACGTTTACAAAAAAGGTAGTTGCGGCAAGTGTTGTTGAATCTGCTTCATTTACATTTAATTGCGTCATGCCAACAACGTCTCTAAACGTAATTGGTTGACCATTTACTAAGTTATGAGATGCCGATGTAATTACGACAGGCGATGCTTGGGTTGCATTCGTTATGCTACCGCGTCTTGGATTTATTAATTCTTCACCAATAGTAATTTCCGCTAGACCGCTTCCTTGAATCAGTTTATAAGCTTTGATTTCAAATAGATTCGTAACACTTGAACTTGGGTTTGTTGCGTAAAAGAATTGACCTGTATAGTAATTTTCTGTTGCTTGCCAATCTTGCTCTCTTGGATCAATAACTATTTTAACATTACCGTGAGAATTAGGCCCAGCAGTTCGTCCTGGTGTAATTTCTTTTATAAGTCCGTTCTTTTCTTCGTATCCATTATTAACAATAGAATTAGTAACTTGAATCTCAGATATGCCACCGCCGTAAACCCCAGCTGGGTTAGTATTTGCAGTAGGATCAATTGGTATATAACCTAAAGCATTATAAGCCTCAAATTGTAATGTAGTAAGACGATACATATACTTCCAAACATAGCCGTCGGCAGTTTGGTATATTTGATTTACATTAGCAGCATCAAAAGTAGGTGGTGCTTGTGAACCAACTCCTTCGTTATTATTAAGGCATTTATAAACTCTGTAATCATCAGTGTCGTTATCGTTAGGACCGACTACGGCATAAAAGTTTAAACCATCAAGATCTGTTTTATCATCGTATTCAGAATATACAATACTTCGTTGCCAAGGGTAATACTTTATCATAAAGTTAATATCTTGATTACGTACCTTTTTGCCAAATAATGTTTTTTCTAAAAATTCGTTTTGCGAAGTAGCAGAATCAACAGGTGTAATTCCACCTATGCTAGAAACAAACATATAATAGTCGTCATTAACCTTTGCGTCAGCAATGAATAACTTATTAACGTCTTGATTAAAGTTGTTTGTTAGAATTTCAGGCATTGTTATTTAATTCTCTATATTTTAGTTTATTTATATCCATTGGACTAACCTCTCTTTCTTATTCTTGGCCTTGGATACGCTAGTCCACTCGTAGGTCTTGCTTTTGCATTTACTTTTGGAAAACTCATTCCAGTTTCAGGTCTTTGGTTAATCCATCTTAATATTCTATTCGGTGAACCTTGTAGACTATTGAAATCAGTACTACTATCAGTTCCTGTATCATACATTACATCTTTGGTTGCGTTTGCTTCTATCCAAGCATTGGCTTCAGCTTGAGTTATATTAGGATTACTTTCTGCAAGTAATGCAAGTACACCACAAACTTGCGGACTTGCCATGCTTGTTCCGCTAATCTTACCAAGATAATACGAACCATTTCTAGAATCGGTAACACCACCATAACTATTTGTTAAAAATGAACTCATTATATTGTCACCGGCTGCATGAACATCAACTGCGTTACCACAAGTTGAGCTAACTCTTTTACGGTCATCTCTATAAACATCTACTGCACCAACATTTAAAGTAGGTTCATTCAATCCAAGCGAACCAGGTCTATTACTCGGTATGATAGCTGCATATGTATTTGATCCTTGCCTCAGGTACAAGTAATTTTGATAATCTTGATCACCAAGTTTAACATTTTTCTGAGCGTTGTTTCCTGATGCTGTTACTATAATAATACCATCGGCTATTGCGTCGGTGATATCTGCATTGATTGAGTTTGAAGCATAAGCGATATACCAGTTGCCATCAGATGGTACATTTATACCTCTTGCTTCTAATTCAGAATCATTTAAATCAATACCTTGGTCACCGTACTTATCGTAGGTTACTCCTCTGTATCTAACTATGCCGACTCCATTATAAGATCCGTTTGTAATGTAACTATCTCTAGTGACACCGCCGCCATAACTGTTATTAGTTATTGTAGGATTTCTTCTACCAGTTTCTGCGTTGATTGGTTTTGTGTTATGCCATTCACGAATGTAATCCCATAACGTGGAAGGAGTAAGAGGTGAACCACCTGTAACTTGGTTTACAGCACCGGCATAATAAAACTCTATACTATAAATATTTGCATCTCTAGCCCAGCCAAGAGTATTTCCTGCTACAGTCCCACCGACATGAACACCATGATTAGTATCGTTCTCGACTCCTGTTGTACCATAATCATAAGTACCGTTTGAACCAAGACCTAATTGGTTTGTTAGAGAGAACCAATTAAATGCCTGTACTCTGCTTCCACCTGTTCCATCAGCGTTGACGGCGAACTCTGGGTGGGCTTGAGCAGTTGTTGTAATTGATCCATCAACAATTACTACATCAACATTTTTTCCTGAAGCAGTTATATTAACAGTGGCAGATGTTTCTTTTGTACTGCCACTTAATGCAGTATCTCCCCACGTACCACTTTCTGCGTTGGTTCCAATAGTATGTCGTAATATTCCCCAATTTTTGTCTCCTACCGAGACTCCATCGTTACTTCTTTTCCATGTACCAGATTCAGAATACCCATTAGTTTTCCATTCTACAAGATCAAGAAATGCTTTTGATTCTATACCCAATACTCGAGAATCTTTATTTAATTCTATAACTTCATCTGGAGTTAACATATAATGAGTATTACGACTAATCGCTCTTCTTAAATGTAAGTCAACTGCTCTATCAGGAATATAAAGATCGCCACCTAATGTTTCCATATCGTTATAGAAATCATCTAGGTCTTCTTTATTATGAAGAGTGACAATATATTCTTCCATTTTAAATTAAGCCTCTAATTGTAGAATTTGTAGGGCAACTGTGATCACGGCATTTCCACCGCTTTTATTTCTTACTGTAACTGGAATGTTTGTAGTTGGTGTGCTTTCTAAATTATAACCAATTGCTCCAGGAGATAGTCTTACTGTTTGAGCACCTGTTGTAATTACTTCGGCAATCACACCTGCATCTGGTGCAGGGTCTGTGCTTTCAGTTCTTGAACTATCAGCTGTTCGGGCTGCACCGTCTGTATAGAGTGTTACCCAAGCTGCAGCTGATGTTGTAATTGTATATAAAGCGTATCCTTTAAATCCAGTAATGTCAAGGTTAGCGGCCACACCGTTAGCAATTGAAGATGTTGCTTGTGATGGAGAAATACGACTTGGTAAACTACCGCCACCACTTGCAGACGGATCAGCAATTATAATATCACCAATCATTCCTGCGTGGGCAGTACATATATACTTATATGTTCCACTTATAGATCCTGGTACTTTCCAATATAATGTACCACTTGTTTTACCTTGAGCACTTGAACCAGTTGTTCTTGCTCCGTTCTCAGCAATATGAATAAGACCTGTACCGTATGCAGTACTTGCGTCTGAACGAATTTCAAACGGATGAGAAGCAGTAACACCTGTTAAATCAAACGCAATTGTTTCGCCTGCATTAACATATAACGTTGGGTTATCAGTTGTCCCATGAATATCAGAACGATATGAAGATGAACCATTAGGTGTCATTACATGAACTGATGTAGCAGGAACCGCAATATCATGTACATCTAAATCAGCAAGAGCAATTTCAGTTAATGCAGCAAAGGTTGAAGAACCACCACCCCCACCTGTTGCATCTGCAACCCAAGCAAAGTCAGAACCTGTCCAACTTAAGATTTGATCTGCTGATGCTAAACTTGTATTTAAATGAGCACTAACATCAGAATCAGCATAACTGCCGCCACCGCTAATCGTAATTGTTTTAGTTGCGCCTGTTCCTGTCGCTACAACACCTGAACCTACAAAGTTAATAGTTGTAGCCGCTGTTGATAATGCTGAACCTTCGTCTTGTATAGTAATAGCAGTACCACCGCTACCTGTTGCATCTGCAACCCAAGCAAAGTCAGAACCTGTCCAACTTAATATTTCATTGGAAGATGCACTACTTGTATTAAGGTGAGCACTAACATCGGAATCAGCATAACCACCCCCACCGCCTCCGCTTATTGTTGTAAATGTAAATGCGCCTGAACCGTCTGTCGTTAATACTTGACCGTTAGTTCCATCTGAACCAACATCTGTTAAATTAAGTAAACTTGTTACACCTGCGCTTGGCAATGCAGTCCATGCATAATCAGAACCACTCCATTGTAATACTTCGTTAGAACTTGCAGCTGAAACATTTAAGTGAGTATCAACGTTTGCGTTAGCATATGAACCACCGCCGCCACCACTACCGCCTTCAACCCAACTGTAAGAACCATTTGCACTTGTACTTAAAACGTAACCGCTAGTTTCACTACCGATAATGTTTGTATTATAAACAAATGGATTAAGAGGATCTACATAACTTGTAGGAGCTCCGCCTGACGTATCTGTTAATAACTTATTCCATGAACCGTGAGCGTAATATAATGAACCTGTGTCATGAGCATGGCCTATAGAACCATGATATGTACTTGCGCTAACGTTATCGAGATTTAGTTTTGTATCATATAAGAAAGATACTTTGTGTGGTTTACCTAACAAGTCTAAATTGCCGTTAATATCAAATAGATCCACTGGATTATTTGCATCTCCTAACGCAAGATAAAGCTCATTAAAATTATCGTTGGCTTTGTCGAATGCATTTCTTAACGGATCACCTGTACCGTCGTTAGCGGATGCACCGATATTAATTATTTGTTTAGACATTTTGTTTTCCTAAAATTCTTTATAGTTATATTTATTGCTTATGAAGGCTGAGTTGTAATATCATAATCGTTTTCTAAGTACTGGCCAAGTAAGTGTTTCATATCATCCGTGACAACATGAGCAACATCTTCACGGAAGAATATTACATTTCCATAATTATAAATTCTACTTGTTGCGCCATATAGCGGCCCTGTTGTTAATTGAAGTCCTGTGTATCCTTGTGCCTGTGCGAATCTAAACGCAGAATCCGTAGCAGGTAAGAAGTTAACTCCTACGAATGGTCCGCCTGCATAAGGAACAACAGTATCTGCTCTTCCGTTCATTTGAACAATTCTTCGTTGTGGTATTGGAGTCTTCTGCGTTGTATAACCATCCTGTGGCCATTCATCACCTGTATATAAATCATTTAATGGATACCAGAACGCACTATCTCTGTATTGGAAATCGTGTGTTTGTGATATCATACAGACAATCGTATCCACGGCAAGATCGTCAATTTCAACAGCGGCTCTCAATGCAAGTCCACCACCATTTGATACACCTACAATACGAATCTTAGTTTCGTCAACGTTATTATATAGTTTCAGTTTGGCAATAAGTTCTTTCAACATTTCAATGTCAGGACCGTTTGAAGTTTCATTTGAAACGTTCCAACTATTTGAATAGCCGTCAACTCCAATACATATATGTCCTGGTAAACTACCTTCGAATTGTCTTACTGTAGCAAAACCTGTTCCACCATTACCATGTAATAAAATAGCAACTGGGAATGGTCCTGATCCTGATGGTATGCCCGCAGTTACAGTGTAATCGTGGAAACCTTGATTCCAATTCTTTGTAATTGTTAGATCAGCAACGTTAGCTGAAACTAATGTTAATCCACCACTACCGCCTGGTTCGTGGTCGGCCGACACAAACGAGCTATCAGCAGTAAAGTTAGTAACACTTGCGTTCAGCGCTGAGATCTCAGCAATATCGAATGGAGATCCAGTTCCTTTGTCGTTGAATCTTCGTAAGAACCTCGGTTTAATTGTTCCGCCAACCTTAGCCTTAAACATAAAGTCACCAAACAGTTTTGAACCTGCCAAGTGAACATTTTCTTTTAATAACTTTTCGTAATTCTCTAAAGGTAAGCTTGATTTAATTTGATATGAATACTCTTGATAGAAATTACTATCCTGTATTCTTTGTCCTGAATCTAAATACTCTTGCTCAAATACTTGAGTTGTACCTGATACAGTATAGAATATATTTTCTTGTGTCTTATACCAAAATTGTTGTTTAAGGGAAGGGACTATAATATTAGTCCATCTATCTTTAATTGCTTGAGATGCTGTTCCGTTGTAAAGTTGTGTAAAGATAACTGCTGTGGCTGAACTGATTGGTTGGGCCTGTTTTGTCATATCGTAAACAGCGTATCCATCTGAAGCAGTACCAAGCAACCAAGGCTCAACCGCTGGGTTAAGAGTAGGTACGGCAACTGTTGGGTCAATACCAGCAACCATATCTAATATTACCGTGTTAGCACTAAGTGTTGGTATTAAAACTGTCGTTGAAGTTACACTGTTTTGTTTATAACCACTTAGGTGAGAATTTGTACCTGCCCAGTATCCACTTGTTACACCTTGAGTGTCTGCTTTAATAATACCATGAGAAACAAAGTCATTATTAGCTGTTCTTAATTCGCCTAAACCGTTTGCGAAATCAGTAACCTCTGAGTCTGCTACTTCGTATTCCCAATATCCAAAGCCAGAATTTAATATATTTACTTCTGAAATCTTTCCTACGGCAAATTCTGTTTCTGATTTAATAACCGCGTTATCACCAAATCTTGAAGTTCCTTCAAAATCGGTTGATATACTTAAAACATTTTTTACCTGACTTGGTGCATTCTCAAATGCAATGTTTTCGTTTTTGTTTAATCCATCAATATTAAATGGAGTAATTGTAATAAATCCATCTTGTTGGTTAACCTTTGTTACGATACCACTTATAGCAGAAGTTACACCTCGTATTCTATCTCTTACAGAGAACGAACCTGCATCACCTGCATCAGCAAATAAAACAACTTGATTCTTACGATCTACATTTTTAAGTAATGAATCTTGGGCAATCGCAAATACATCACTCTGATAATCGGAACCAGGATTAATATTATCAAATCCTACAATAGAACCAATCGTTAAATCTTGAATATCAAAGGCGTCTGATAATACTGTGTAAATATTTGGAGCAACGGTGGTGCCCGTCATATTAGTTGCGCCACTATTATAATCACTTACGTTTGCATCACCAGTCACAGTTGGACCAATATCAGTTAGATGTAATTGTATTGGTAAGAATGGCGTTATGACGTCAGTAATAATAGAAGCAATAGATGTATCGGTTAGTGATGAAACTTTTACATCGTTTACACTTAACGTATCAGGATAAAGTGGACCAGGAGAAGAACCGTTCACGGTTACTAATTGATTTGCTACATCAGACAAGTTAATTGTTATTTGAGGTACAGGAGTAGACACGCCGTCAACGAGAATATTTGGCCTGACTGTTGTCAGTGCAACATTGTCTTCAAATCCAGTACTAGCGTTTGCTGTGCTAAGCTTAATTCCTATTGAAGATAAATTTTGTCCGATAACGATACCAGTACGACCTAACGCATCTTGTAACGTTTCACCTATAACAAATTCTTGATTAAAACCATTCTCACTGTTATCAAGAATAATAGATTGGTCTGAAACAAGTAATCTTGTATTCGCAATCGTATACCCATAACCGCCATCTTCTAAATCATATTTAATTTGACCTGAGGCTGTATCTGTAACTGCCGTGACAATTGCTTTACCTGCATTACCATCTTTCTGATGTACATTAAGAACTTCACCAATTTCTCTACCTGCGAGATTCTTTCTTTTTGCGCCTACATCTGATCTATCGACAATAGTAAACTTTGAAAGAGATCCGTTTGCTTTACCAAACTGTACTACTTCACCATTTACATTACAAAGAATATCTTCATACTTACTAAATGTACCTTGAATACCATCAAGATATATCACGGGCGTTTTAACACCATTTAGAATAAAGAAGTTAATTGATCTTACAGATGCCTTTGCACCACTTACCGACCCTTCAATGTTACGAGCTAATAAATCAAGATACTCATATTCTTTATTAGTCTTTGATGTAAAGAAGTTATTGTTTGGAAACATCTGTAGATAAGTACCTTGCTTCCATTCAGAGTCAGATACCTTTTGCATCTGTTCGGCAGGATACAAAATTTCAATTTCAAACTCTTGATAAAATATAGCAAAGAATAACTCAATACCTCGAGCAGTACCTTTTGAACGATACAGGTCAAGTATATTTTTAACAACAAACTTAATGACGCTGGTTTTGAGTGGAAGATCAGCCAAGAACTTTTTCTTAAAGAAGATAAGCATACTATTAAGCGTACTATCAATATCTCTCGTTTCAAATAAACGCCTTGATTGATAGATATGCTGATCTGCTTGGGTTTCAGACCACTTATAATACTCTTCAACTAATTTAACAAGCTCAGGTCCATCTTCCCTGTAAATAGCGGGGAACTGATTCTTAATGAAAAGCGACAGATTTTTTTCGATTTCACCCTGAGGCATTATTTTTTTCTCTCTTATTAATAACTTGTTGAGTTAACAGACTGTGGAGATATGAACTCGTCCAACGCCATTACTACTTTAACGTCTGTATCTCTTAATATAAACACACGTCCTTTTGGAGCAACAACATCGTTATCTATTGTTTTCCCAGATACTTTAATTGCACTGCCTGTATATGTTTCTACCTTAAAGTTTGTTAATTTCACTTCACCTTTATCATAATCAACAGTACCTGCAGCTGGATTAATAATCTGTGGATTTGTTACTTCGTCGGTGATGATCATAATATTACCTAATCCATCATCTTGGAAGAATACACAAGTACCATTTATATCAAAGGGTGTTGATTTAATGGCAGGCTTAAAGTTTGTGAAACCATTTGCCGCATTGTAAATATAAGGTCTTACTAACGGCGTTTCAAATCTGAATGTTGGATTTGTATTAAAATTAAGTGGTGGAGAATATTCAATGACAGGACATATTGTAATTTCACTACTTAATATACCTGCATCTAATCCATCAATAATACCTGATACTTTAGATCGTCTTAAAGTTTTATCAAATCCTTCAAGGTTATCAGTAGAATATTTTTGAATTGCTGCTCTTGTTAACGTTTCTAATTCTGCTTCACCTTTTTCTGTATTCTTTTTAGTGTAATTTACAATCACTTCCATATCACCATAAACAAACTCGGTCTGTTTAAAAATAGGTTCAATTCCTAACGGTGCTCTTTCTTTTAAATAAGCAAGATAAGAATTAGATAATGTGGAAGATATGATTTGTGTATCATCGTTTAAATAAACAGAAATAGCAACACGCCCAAATTGAGGTGGATCTAACTGTTCTCCACCATAAGCAGAGACTGCAGATATCTCAGGGAATGCTTGTTGTAATAGTACTTCATAATCTTTTGTTGTTACTGCTCGTTCTTGAACTTGTAAAGCTTTAGGAGCAAAGTATCGAATAGATTCCATTGACTCTCTTTCAGAACCACCTGATGCTGCGGCTAATGTATAAGCAGAAACTGTTGCGTTTTCGATAAAGGATCCTGAGAACGAACTATCTTTACCTGCTCCGTTAGAATCAATACCTGAACATATTCTATATCGTACTCTTACATCTTCGAATTCTTCAGGCTGTAAACCAAATTGATTCTTACCAAAGTAAATAGAATACTTATCATCAAGATATGGTTCAAGATAGAATACTTTATCTGTTGGGTTAACACCATAAATTGTATTGGCTCTTATAAATACATTTGCGTCGTCAGTTGCTTCTGCATCAACAAAGACAACAATTGAATCTGTATCTACTTCGTTATTTGTAAGGAATACTCTAAGTACTCCATCTGCATCAACAATAAATCCTTCTCTTTGGAAACTTGATAACATTTCACCTTCATAAACATCAACACTATCAGCAACAAACGAGCCTGAGTTAAACGCGATTCCAGTCTGAGGATTAATACTAGTTGATAATACCTTTCTTGCGGTATACTGTTTATCTGTTACGAATGAAAAACTTTCACCTTGGTGATTAATTTTAAATTGAGAATATTTTGGAATTGTAATTGTTGCGTCTGTACGAGTTGCGTCTTCAATAACAACATATAGTGTTGCCTTGGCAGACTTGCGCGAACGAGGTATATAGTTTAATTCTTTTGCATGGGAAACGATTGAGTTCTTAAGGACGGCAGAGTCAAGAAACATTTCGTTAAGTGCCATGTTTGTATAGAAGTTATTCTGATAACTATTAAACGCAAGAACATCTAACAAGACACTCATGTTTGAGCCATCAAAGTTATAATCCTTGAATTGCGTTTGTGTTTCTAAATAACTCCTAAGTTGACTTTTTACTGCGTCGAAGTCAAGTTCGGTAATTGGTGTTTTTGGATTTGCCATCTCTATCTATTCCTTTGTAATACAACGTCTAACTGTATTGGCTGTTCAACCTGTCTAATATAAAAAGTAATCCCAACGTAGACTTCTCCATCGTCAGGCTTTGAACTTACTGCAACATTAATTAATTGAGCTCTTGGTTCATAGGTCTGAATTGTTGACGTTACTCTATCTTCTATTAATTTTAATGTACCGGGTGTTAAATTTTCAAATAACATCGCTCTGATATTGCCACCCATATAAGGTTGCATTAATCTTTCACCACGATCTGTTAGTATTAAATTTTTAATTGATTCTTTAACTGCTTCCTCATCTTTTAGAAGCACTACATCTTTTGAAACTGGACTCGTGAGCAGATCTTTACGAAAATCAGAGTTAAGATTAATCTTTTTCTTTACTGGTGAAATGTAATCTGCTATTGCCATTATAGTATTTCTCTTATATCTAAATGAATCTTATTTAATTCTGGGTAATCCTTAACATATTTAAATCCACCTTTTAATGCATTTTGAATAAAGGCTTCAGGATCTGCCATATCTCTTTTAACATCAATAACCAAACCACTCAAGTGGGAATTATCTTCGGGTCCGTCTGCCTTTGTGTTATAAGCTTTACTTACCCAGCCTTCTGTTATCGTTAAAGGCTTTTCTGCATTCGTTAATTTCTGTAATCTTTCGAGGTATACTTTAACATCAAGGTCAATTCTCGTCCAGGCATATATACCAATACCTTCTTTTTCATCAAACGAATCTCCTTCAACTCTAAATACGTCTGACGAGCCATTAAATACATTACCACATCTTGGAAGGTTTTTATAGTCCGCAGCAGTAATAGGTTTAACATTCTGTGGTATTTTACCCGTATCAGTCTTTTCGTTACCACCAGGAGAAGTCCATCTACCTTGTAATCTATTTATTACCTCTTTCCTAGTTGATGGAGAATACCTTATACCACCTGCTCTGATAGCAGATGACTCATTGATTCTTGAGATGTTTTTAAGACGATCTACGATTGTACTGTATCGCCTTGTATAATCATCAAGGGGTTTATTAATGTCCCTTATCAACGATTCTATTGACCCTGCAAGTGCACAGATCCTAGCTACAATGTATTGAATCTCTTCGATACCAGGCGATTCAAATGCAGCTACTGCGTAATCAATTAAACCCTTTATCTTATCTTTAATACCTTTCTTGTTCTCTTCAGTAAAGAATGCACACATCTGTTCTCTTGTTGTCATAATACCTTTTACAACTTTTGCATTCACAAATGTTTCTGCATCAGCAACTAGAGCACCTGGGTCAAAGTTGTTTATCATATCTTGTACTTCAGCAAAGACTTTATCAATTACTTCTGTAATCTTATCTTTAATTGCTTTAATTAATTTTTCGATTAATTGCGCGACAGTTAGATCTTTAATACCATCATAACCTCTTTGAACTTTGTTAACTAATTCTAATGCATCAGCTATGATACCGTCGATCGTTCCAATTAAATCAAAGAACGCATCTACTGATAAAAAGAATTTATCAAAGGCATCGCAGAATCCACCTAGGATAGAAGTATTGAAATCATTCTTATAATACGCATCAAGGTTTCTTGCTAGTTTAGGCGCGTCAGCATCACTAATTAAATTAGCAGGTGTATAGTTATATATTTGCATAAAGTCAGCGGTTTCGAGATTTGATATATCACCTCGTTGCCATCTATCTGATAAATCAGGATAACTACTTAAATCACCTATTCGTTGTCGAAGTAAACCATTTAAATAACCAGACGCGTCATATATCTTATTACCGTATTTGTTAACTGCTCTACTTAACGGATTTGTTTCTGCATCTTGAAGTATACTATTAGCAATCTCCTGAGTCACAAGATCAATTTGTCCAAGAGTATATCTTCCTGCACCATCAATGACTGGAATTTTATTAATTGATAAAGTATTCTGAGTTACTTGATCATTACCGTCTACGCATGCATCAACCATTATCTACTCCCTCTTCTTGTTAGAGATTTCGTTTGATCTTTTGCCGAATCATCTAATGCTGAAATATATCCACCAGAATATCCCATCGCAAAATAACCACGAGGAATAATTGATGTTGACTTTTTAGGTGGTTCAGGCATCTTGGCTAAAGTCATTCCCCATGCTCCTAAACCAAGTGGTAAGAAGTCAGCAATAATTGCGGCAAACGCATTCGCAGGATTTAATACTTTAGCAATAAACTCTGGACTATTACCTGTAGGATACGCCCAACCTGAAGTAAGTCCTGGTAAAGGAGCAACGATTGGAGCAGATACAGCAGGAGGTAATAATGCAGGTACACTTGGTATTGATACACTTACAACTGGTGGACGATATAAACCATTATATGCAGCTCCTGTTGCTGTCATAAGTGGTGCACCTAAATTACTAAAGTCACCACTTGTTGCTATTACTGCCGTTGCACTAACTACTGGAGCATTAATAACACTGCTTGAAGTAATTAGACCTGAGTTAAGAATCGTTGTATTAAATACTCCTGTATGAGAAGTTGATACCGAAGCGATTTGCATTGTTGGTGTAGTTAAACTCCAACCTGGTGTTGGTACAGCAGTTCCTGTTAAAGGAGTAGGTGGTATTAAACCACTTGCTAAACTGATTATGTTTGAAGCTGTATTATGTATATCACCTGGAGTGGATAACTTAATTGCTTTCGTTGAGAATACATCGTAAGTATTTAATGCAGTAGCTTTAATATTTTTGGCAACAAAGTTTAATTGATTTCTTGCTTCAAATTGTATTTCCTTTTTCGCAAATAAAGTAGCAATACCTGCATTGGCTTCAATCTTAATATCTCCGCCTCTCAATTGAACTTGATCACTTGCATTTAAATTCATTTGACCACCAACACCAAACTCTGCGTGACCATGCACAAGCAATTTATAATCGCCTTCTATTTCTTCTGTTTTATTTCCTTTTACATAAACATGAGCGTTACCATTAACTGTAACTACACTATGACCTGATGATTCGTGTTTTGTTCCAATATTAATTTCATAACGATCTGCGGCAGCTTTTTCAGAAACTGTACCTTTTGAATCTATTTGAATATATGCACCACTATCATGATGAATCATAATTCTTTCTGCACCAGGAGAATCATCTAATTCAATACTATGTCTTCCTGATTTAATTACTCTGTTGTATGGATATTTGGCTGCGTAAGCTGGTGGAGGTTCAGACCACGTTTCATCTGTATCAGCAATCTTTTGATCGTGGGTACGATTGGCTGCCTGTTGTAATAGATAAGTTTCATTTAATAACTCTCCTCTTGCCAATCGGTCAGGTCCGCCACCTGCGTTGAAATCATTTGGAGTATAACCTCTTGCTAATAGATCACCATTCTTTTCAGGAATAACACCTTCACCGTCTTTAGTTGGATCTGATTCTGTATTATACATACCAGGTAATAAACCTAATATGATTGGATGTTGAGCCATCTTACCATCTAAGAACATTCCGTATACATAAGATCCTAATGCTGGTGGTGGATTGTTTGGATCGTAATTACCTGCCGCACACATTGCCCAAGGCAAATCTGTTGTTTCAATTTCTTGATTTGTTCCGTGTACGCCAAACGCTCGAACTCTTACTCGACCTTCGTGAGTTTCATCGTTATTACCTTCAACCATACCGATGAAGAAGAACGGATTACTTATTCCTGAACCATCAATCATATATCACCTTTCTGCCAACCATATTTTATCGCTTCCACCTGAGTACTCAGAGTGTTCATCTCCATTGAATGGTCAACGCTAGCAATTAAATATTTGCCACTCAATCTTTCGTTTTGTTTATTCTCTAATGCAATGTTAGGTTCTTGTGTAATTAGATTAATCACATCACCTGGTATCAAATCTATCCTGCCTTCAATACCCAAAGAAACTGTTGAATTATTTAAATGGTAATTATAAGCAACTCTGTTTTGAATAATCTCAACCATATTTTGTGGTGTACGAAGTACTTGACCTGGTATTGAAGCAACTCCATCGGGTTGCCAATCTCTATATACCACATATTGCTTTGCGTTTTTGTTATTGTCGTCAAACGTTTTAGAAATAAACTTATCCGAATGTACTGCACCAACGTTTGATGTTCTTGGTTGTCCTGTCATACCAATGTATTTCTTTTTTGCTTTTTGATAATCAAAGTTATAAGAAGTTCTTGTATGATTCACGAAATCAATTTCCATTACCGTATTCTTATAAGCACCACTATCGATGTCAGCTCCCGTATCAACATGATTTGAGTTTTCAAAAGATACAACGTTTCTTACCATTATCTCAGCATACTGTGATGCATCTTGTTCTGAAAAGCTTAAATAGTAAAAGTCTTTAATCTTATTATTATTCTTTATTGCTCTTTTTAATAACCATTCGTCGGTTACCCAATAGTAACCATCAAAAGTTTCAAAGAAACGATACATGTTTGATGGAGATTGTGTTCCTGCTTTTGATTTACTTGCCAAGAAGTTCATTGCTTGCACTGGAGTATAATCAGGAATGATCGTTCTCATCTGACCATCAGACTCTTCAATATAAAACGCTCTTCCTTTATTTGAACTTAATTGTAAGCCTGAAGAGTTATCAGGCATTTCACCAACTGACGTTGCCTTGCTTAATTCTTTACCTTGATTAAAATACTTTTTAAATAATTCTCTAGCAGCGTAGGACCCTGATATATTTGTAAAGGCGGTTATCACGCTTTGTATTCCTGCTCTAAAGGTTGTTCTGCTTACAAAGTGTAATGTATAAAAATAACCATCGCCTAAATCGTTTTTACTTAAACCATCAATTTTAACTATTTGACCTTTAATGTTTAATTCTGTTTGAAGATCATGTCCTTTAATTATTAATTCTAATTCTTCTTCTGCTCTTAATGGGAAATCATGTAACGTTCCGACTTGGTCGAACACCTTAAGCGTTCCAGAAAAAGAAGAGCTATAGATTGACTGTTTTAGATTAAATCCATATATCAAAGCAGTAATAGAAGCGTCTCTATTGTCCACCGATTTAATCATAGCGCTTTCTATAGTACAATGAGAAGGATTAAAAGATTCTGACATTATTCAGTACTTACCGAGTTTTTGAATTCTCGTGATAGTTGACCTAAGAACGAGTTATCGAATAAAAAGATTTCCTTTTTGTTATCATTAATTTGCTCTTCATATTCAAAGATACGATAAGGAACCCAATCTTCAGGAATGATTCTTTTAATGATTATTTTTTCACCACGCTCAGTACGCATAATCACGCGATCTTCTTTACGGAGATAAATCGTCCTGAACGATTCTGGTGCTAATATGATATTGTCGACTGCCATTTGTTATTTCCTAAACTGTTTTAACATAATATATAATGTTTTCATCAATTGTTGTATCTTTTGTCCAATCAATAACATCTTCTCCAATCCTGCCAGACTGCGCTTGGTATTTATCGACGATATAGTCGTTAAACGTTTGAGCATTCATTGGCCATTCGTAATAAGGATCTATGATATTATTTGCCATGTACACTAACCAAATATAATCTACAGAGCCATAATATTCCAAAGCAATATCTTCTGCTCTCTCGCCTTCAGTAACTGTATAAGAATAATAAAGATACGGGTTATTTGCGACTGCTCTTGTGAAAGAAGGTCTTCGAGATATATCTCTAACCTTTCTACCTTGGTAATCTATAACTGGAAAATGTTCAAAATATTTGGTTGCCATTAGTTGTCGTCTCCTTCATAATCTTCAGCCGTTTGTATTTCAAGTTCCTTAAATACCATAGAAAGTTTAATACCTTGAGGTACACCACCTTCAGCAATAACAATTTCACCACTTGCTCCATAGTCAATATTAATACTATCGACCATACACGGTTTAAATCTAAGGAAGTGAGATTCATCAATACCTAATAGATTAATATTAACAGTCGCAGGATATGTCAAAAAGGCTCGAGCTAATGAGTTACCTGATAGGGTTCCTCCCGATCCGTCAGCGGACTGATCATCAGCCGCTAAACCTTGCACGGTTGGTAATATGACTCTTTTCATTGATCTTATGATTTTTTTAATAGCTTGTGCTTCTTCAGCACTTTCAGGATATAGTGTCCAATCAAACGAAAATTGTCTTAGGTTCACTCCTTCGAAAGAAAGTGTTGCTTGCGGGTTAACTGCAGTTCCTCTCGAAGCACCCATTGCTTTACCTAATCCTGGAGAAAAACTATTTAAAGTATTTGACATCATAAACGAAGCAATCCTAGAAGCTTGACCAACAGCCTCTTTTTGCGCTCCACTATTCGCCATACCTGACAAGGCTTCAATACCTTTTTCCGCAAATCCTTTCCCAAAGTCAAATAGTTCTTTACCAATCTCAGTAATACTGCCTTCAAACGCAGGAGCTAATGTATCGGCAATAAACGATTCTAAGAAAGTTCTTTCAAATCCAGTTACTTGAAGACCAGTTGCGTCTGTTAATGAACTAGGCATTGGAAGCTCAATAGCCAGTAGACTAGTTTCTTGAGCAGCACTTGTAAAATTACTTTTGTTAGATGATCCACCTGTACCTAGTGTTAAGCCTGCATAATCATACTTCTTAAATATTAATTGAATGCCGTGCGGAAACCCACCTGCAGGAAAATAGAGTCTTGTATTTCCACCGGGTGACATAGTTCTATTTGTTTTTGGTCTTCCCATTGTTTATTTCCTTTGCTGTCTCCGTCTAATTCTAATAAATATGTATACGGATAATGTAATTATTTATAATAAAAATCGGAAAGTATATTATGGCATATAAAGGTAAATTTAGACCAAAAAATCCGACCAAGTATAAAGGTGACCCTACAAAAATTATTTATAGGTCTTTGTGGGAGTTTAAGGTATTTAAATGGATGGATTCTCACCCAGATGTAATATGGTGGCAATCCGAAGAAGTGATTGTTCCATATAGATCACCGATTGACGGAAAGATACATAGGTATTACCCAGATGTGGTTGTACATA